TCTTGTAGTTTCTTGTGATAAAAATTGGTAACTATCGCTATTGTCATTAGCGTTTATTGGCACTATTTCAGGTGCAGTATCTTTACCGTCATTAAAAGTTAATAGTATTTTACCTGCATTACCTGAACCCCCGAATTTAGCGTTTATTTGCCTTTCTATTGTTCTTCTTTCTTCTCTTGTTGGTATTCCGTTAGCCATATTTATAGCCATACTTGGAAACATACCTGATTTTATATTAGATAAATGAAATTGTGCTATTTCCATATCTAATTGTATGTAGCTAGTAGAACCCTGATAGTCAGGTGTAGCATAATAGTAGGATCCTGGACTATAATCTTTTATACATAATACTTGGTTAGCGTCAGACCTATCTTTTAAATCAAATGCTTTGTAATATCTTGGCTTGTGCTTTCTTGTGTTTTCCCAATCTGCACTATAGTAATATTCATTTACTTTACCATAAGCGTCAGCTTTACCACTTCTTATATATTGTGCAGGTATGTGTCTAACTTCTACTATTTTTGTTCTTGGTCTATTCCATATTGTGTTTACATAGCACATACCAAATAATTTAAGGTCAAATGCTAAACATTTTAACGTATCTTTTGGTGAATTGTGTAACAGACTACTTAAAGATAACCAACTTTCCTTTTTAGCGTCACTTTCTTGACGATCTGTAGCTTCTAAACCCTCACCATAAATCATACTACTAACACCTTTAATAATAGCATTGTTAATACTACTACCATTGTATAATTCTAATAAGTATTGAGGGTATAAATTATTAGAACCGAATTGTATATAGTCTTTGTTATTGGTTTCTGTAATAGTAGGTAAATTATACTCTGCTAAATGTATTACTGATATATTGTCTTTTTTTTTCATTTTAATTTCCTTTGTCTGGCACCCATGTTTGTACACCATATTGTACGTTAGTTTGTATGTCTATAATTTGGTCTGAACCTGCAGCACCCTGTACAGGTAAACCACCCTCATTTCCTCTATCATCAGTACTTACAAAACTCCCTGTATTTTTTGCAGATAAATCATTTTTATTGTATTCTGTATAATAACTTATAGGATTGTCTGTTTCTATACTAGAAAAAGTTTCATCTACTGTTACATTTAAAACTATATCTATACCATTAATTACTCTACCGTTAATTATGTTTATGTCATTTCTAACATCTTGCGCACCATATGTTAAGGTTATATCATATGTTTCATTAACAGGTGCAACTAAACTTCCTATTTTTCTGGCATTATATATATCATAAGTTGTAATATTTGAGCTTGTAGGATAATAAAAATGCAACTTTAATTCCCAATATCTGCTATTATGTTTATAAGTTGGTCTAAATGTACCATTTGAAACAGTACCTATTGCACAAACACCTCTAATCCAATTTGTTTTTCTACCTCTAATATACATTAAAATAGTTTTATTGTCTACACTACCTAAAGTTCCTGAATCAATAAGAGAATCACTCTCTATAGCCGAACTAATATTTTCATAAAAAAACACAGATTGTAATTCTGTCATTCCATTAGTATAGTGTAAATTATAAGTAGCCATTATTTTATTTCTTTATAAACTTTTTTTAAATATTCATTTTCTATAGCTCCTTTTTCTTCATCAGAATTAGCTTTTTCTAATTTTTCAAAAAACTCTTTTTCAAGTTCTTTATCTATATTTACGTTAAAATGTTTAGTCCCCATTATTGCCTCCTATAAAATCTAAATCATCTTGTATTTTAACTTTTTTTGTTTTTACTTTCTTCTTTGATTTAGATGAATTAGTAAAATACTTTTCTTTAATATTGTCACTTAGATTATTTACTTGATGAGGTTTTAGTTCACCAAATGATAAGTTCATATTTAAGGGTTTGTAGTCTTTGTATTCGTCTTTAACTTTCCAAGCCATAATATAGTTTATTATAAATATAAAAGTCATTATATTGTTCACAACTTGTATATTTTATTAAAGTTTTTTTATATAATTATAATAATTGTAAAGTTTAGTTAATAAAAAAGGGTTACCGAATAGATAACCCTCTTTTAAATTGAGTAACGATTTATTAATTATCCAGTAGTAATAGTCAAAGCATTCTCATCAGTCAATCCGTCAAATGGGTATTTATCTGTTCCTACTCCTGCAGTAGCATCAAGCCATATTAAAGGATCTTTTTCCTCACCTCTTAGTTCTAAAGTAAACCCTGTCATATCTCCTTTTGCAGCCCCTGTTACAACAGTACCACCACTTACGTCCATTCCGTTATCCATACCTAACAAAAATACGTTATCGTTGTTATCAAGAACAAAAACTTGACTTCTATTGTAAGAAATTAGTTTTAATTCATTGCTTTGCGCAACGCTTAATTTTTGCATAGAAATAGATAACGTTTGCTCAAAAAAAGTAGTTCCTGTTGCAGGATCACTATTTATATTAACTGTCATTGAAGAAAGATTAGGTCTTAAATCATATTGAAATACTGTTACAGCTCCACCACTTTGTATATCCCAGTTAGCAAAACCTGCTGTATCTATAACATTAGTATCAGTACCGTCAAAAGTAGCTTTAGCTCTAATGTCTGAACAATATGACTTAACAAAGAAAATACGCTTTAAACCACCTATTTGGTCTTTACAATCAACTAATAAACCTTTTGTTAAATTACAAGCCATGTTATTTATTTTATATTATTAATACTAAAAAAAAGGGGTGGTATTTCACACCCCTAATTTATCTATCTACTATGTCCAAACAGAAGTAGCAAATACTCCGTCTGTCGGTACCGCAGTTTGTACACCCATTGCAAAGTTCATTACAATTCTTATGTTATCTGAACCGTCAAATTGATAAGTAGGAATTATAGATACTTCCGTGTAATCAGTAGCAGCGTTCATACCTACAACTAAATTTTCAGGGTAAGTAGCTATAATTGTGTCATTAAACATACCTGGACAAACATAAATAGGAAAGCCCATGTAAGTCAATCCTGTAAATGTACCTGCTGCACCTACTTGTTGGTAAGTAGTTTCAGAAGCTAATTTTTGAGCATATAAAGCATAAGTTTTTTGATTCATATAAAATCCAAAACCTGGTTTGCTTAACATACCTGAAGCGTTAGCTACAACAGAATCATAAACTGCTGCTAAGTCAGTTAATATATCATTAGTAGAAATAGCTCCGTCTAAATCTACTTCAAAAAAATCTTTACAAGCACTAGCGTCAGCACCTACTTCATCTAAAGAGCCGTCATCAGATTGAAAACCTATTCCAAAAGGTGATGAACCTCTCCAAATCATATTTTCTATTTGCTCTCCTGCTTTTGCTGCAACTGAAGCTAATAAAAAGTCTTGAAAAGTTCCAGGTAGGTTTCCATTTCTATCCATATTTTCACCTATCCAAGTTGGAAATACTGTACCTCTACAAATTTCTTCGTTTACTTTTAAATCTGTAAGAGTTAAAACTTGTTCTGTTAAACTTGTATCATTGCTAGATGAAAAACCACAAGCTGATCCTGCAACCACAGGACTATCAATGCCTAAATTTGTAATTCTAGCAGATTTATTTAATCCGTCTATTGTTCTCACATATCCTTTAGCAATTGTGTCAGGACTTTTAACCGCAGCAGTTACATAAGGAAGTGCTAATTTTCCTGCATAAGACGTATACGCAGAAACATCAATATCAAACTGATATTCTTTTGATAAATTGTACTTATTCATTTTGTGTTAATTTAATTATTTATTATTAATGTAATATGCTGCTCTTTGTTTAGCAGTCATTGTAGCTAAATTCGGTTTTTCCGATTTAGTGTTATTTTCAGGACTATGAGTAAAACCCTCACTTCCAGGTTGTTTTTCTAATTCAACTATTTGTGATTTAAGTTCTTCTACTTCTTCTACTAATGAAGAAATCATATCTTTTGACATTTCTACCATTTCATCTTCTTTAACTTCTTCTTTAACTTCTTTAACCTCTTCAACCTCTTCTACTTCTTCTGACATTTCTTTTTTATCCTCTCCATATACTGCTTTTTCTAGCTCGTCAATTCTTTTAGCTAAAGCTGAAAATTTATCTTCTTCTTCTTCTTCTTGCATTTCTTCTTTTTCTTTTTCTGCTTCAACACCCTCTGCTTCTTTTTCTTCACCCATGTCTAAAATTTTAGAATCTTCATCTATAGTTAGTTTAGCACCGTCAGACATTGTGTAAGTACCTGCACCTAATGGTGAGGTTTCACCGTCATCACCAACAACCATTACAGTAGAACCAATCATAAACTGGTCATCTTCGGTTGCTAATACTCTACCGTCATCTAAAATCATTTCAGCATACATTTTTACTTCTTTGCTTTCCTCTTTTGATAATAAGAGGTTTTTGATTTTTTCTATTGTAGTCATTGTTATCTTTTTTTTTATAAATATTAAACTTAAATTATTGTTCACAGGCTCAGCGTTTTACTGTCCTATTTTTTATAGCAGAACATACTTTAATAGCTGTTTGTTTATTACCATATTGCTTTATCATATCTTTTAAACATTGTTCAAAAGGGTACTTTGCTAATGCTTGATTATTAACAAAGTCAGCATACTCTACATATTTATATTTTTTCTTATACTTTTTACGTTTTTTACCTAACTCATTTTCTTTGTATTCTACTTTTGTACTATCTTCGTGAGTTTCACAAGCCATATATCTAACTACTCCGTTTACTCTATGAGTATGAAAACCTTTACAACCTTTAAACATTTCTGCATATATAGTAGCTTCTTCTTTAGTAGAAAATAAAGGCTCACCGTCTAAAGTTCCTACTACAGATAATTCATTTTCTAATATTAAATCTTTAATTTTTCCTAGTGTAACTTCGTCAGGACAATCAGTACATTCTTCTGCTAAATCTATAATATCTTTAGGCTTTGACGCTTCTATTAGTCTGTCTGTAAAATAACCCTCAATACTAAAACCTCTTACCTTACCCTCTTTAACACTTTTCCAAATTTTAGGATTATTTACTTTCATTTTGACAAACCAAGTACCTACAGGTAATTTACTAAAGCCATAAGAATTAGATTTATCATTTTTTTTATCTTCTTTAATCCAAGATTCTACAACTGTCATACCCTCTACAGGTACTTTATGCTCATAAGTAGCGTTATTGTTTCTTAAACTAGACATAAATAGTTCCTGAGCTTGTTTTATAGTATCTTCTGTAAAAAACACAATATATTTTTCGTTTTTTTCTTGATCGTAACGTGGTATTTCTTTATTAGGTATTAATACAGCTCCTACTAAAGTTTTTTGTTCTTCGTCTAATTTAGCTAATGTTAAAAATTGGTCTTTGTTAAAAAATACCCAGTTTTCTTCTATTGCGGGAAATTCAACTAAACTAATAGCTTCTACACCAAACCTTTCTTCTTCTTCGTCTATAATTAGTTCTACTTTTTTTAGTTTTTCTTTGCTCATACTAATAAATATAAATTGTTTAAAATTGTTTATAACGTTGCTTGTAAATTTAAATCATTCTGTAATGCCTGACTACTACTAACATCACTTTCTACTACAAAGGCTTGTACAGGTGGTGCGTCTGCTGTTATTGCTCCAAATGTAGGTGCTACAGGTACAGTATTATTTACTACTTCTGGTGTAGCAGGTGCTGTACCCCCACCACTTTCACCTGGTATATCTGTTTGTAATATACTTCTAACATTTGCTAAACCTGTAGCTATAATTCCTACTGCACTAGCTAAACCTATTATACCTCCCTGTGCTATAGCTTTATTTGCTCCTGCAAACGTATCTATTGTTGCATTTGCTACAGCTATTGCCTTACCTGCTTTACTACTTTCACCTACTAATGCTCCTATACCAGACAAACCACTTTGTATTGCTTGTCTTTTAGCGTCTTCTAAAGCTATTTTATCAGCTAATTCTTGTTTATCTATTGCATCTTGTTTAGCTTTTTCGTCAGCGTCTATTTTATTTATTTTAGCATTAAACTCTTCTTTAATTTGCAAAATCTTTTCATTTCTTTCTTCTTCGTTAGATATAGTTAATTCTGCCATTTTAACTAATCTATCTCTTTCATTTTCAAATTCTTTTTTTTGTCTTTCTACTTCGTCTACACCTATTTTAGCTAACTCTTGTTTATTAGCTCTTTCTTCTGCTAATAAAGCATTTTTTTGCTCACCACTTTCTTTTTCTAATTGTGTCTTTCTAAATTCTGTTTCTATAATTGCATTATTTAACCTTTCTATTTGTGCTTTAATTTCTACATTGTCAACTTCTATAGCTAATTGTGCAGATAAAGCTCCCTGTTGTTCCTTTAGGGCTTTTATTTCTGCGTCTGCTTGTCTTTGTGAAATATCTAATAATTCATCATTAGCTTTTATTCTATCCTGTATACTTTTACTAACGTCATCTCTTATTTTTCTTTGTACTTCTGCATCTTTTTCAAATTGTTTTATAATTCCTTCGTGTTTAGCTTCTAACAAACTTAAATTATTAGTAGCTTGTGTTATTGCTTCGGATTGCTCATATAAACTATTAACAGTAACACCTTTAAAAGTATTATTGAACTCCTCTACAACTACTTTACCCATGTTAGTAATTTCATTAATACCCTCTCTAAAATCTACTATAATACCTTTACCTGCTTTTATAGCTTCTTCTCCCGCTATTCTTATTTCTTCTTTATATCCTGTAATTTGTGCTGTTAGTTCTGCTATTCTTTGTTGGTCACCTTTACCTAACCAGGACTTCTCCCAAGCTAACTGTACTTCTTTAATAACTAACGCTACACTATTAAAGGCTACTTTTAGTGGTGTTATTGCTAATGTCATTAAGTTAGTCATAATTCTGCCTAAAGCGTCAAAGTTATCAGTTAGTCCTGTAATTCTGTCAAATACTGTTTTTACTGTGCTAATAATTTTATTAAATACTAAACCAACCATATTAAACGCAGTAGAAACTGTGTCAGCTATTTCTTGGTTTCTCATCATAGCTTTACCTAATTGCTCTACAAGTTTTAAAACTATTCCTATGCCTATTGCTTTCATAGCAAGTCCTACACCCCTAAAACCTTTAGCTAAACCCTCTATTGCACCTTTTTGTTTTTTTGCAGTTTGTCCTATATCTTTAACACCCTCTTCTATTTTTCCAATGCTATCTATAGCACCTTTTATATCTGCTTCTACTTCTATTGTTACTTTTTCTGCCATAATTTTATTTTATTAAATAGTTCTTTAAATGTTGTAGGATACTCTTGTAATCCTGTAGCAAAATCATACTTACTACCTGACGCTTGTAAATCAGTAAGTAGATTTATTGAAATAGGCATAAGCCTACCTACTTCTTGTATGTATTTTTTTAATTCCATAATAAATAATCTAAATCTTGAAATAATATATTTTCTGCATTTTGATATATTGCCCTAACTGTAGGACTAAATGTATTATCAGAATCACCTATAGGTTGTTGTATAACTTCTACTTTACCTACCCAATGTACTCTTTCACTTGCACCTCCAACAATAGTAGGTGAAAAATAACCTCTGCTGTCAAATGTTGTTATATTTACTGTAGGTGTACTAAATGCTGTATCTTTGTTTGTTTTTAACAAATCACCACCTGAACTACCTACTTGTGAATTAGTATTATTCCTATTTACTAAAACTGTGTCATATTCAAAATAACCACACTTACCTGAATTTGTGCCTGACATTATACTACCTAATAAACTAACTTTTACATAGTTCATAGTTAAAACAGGTAAATTAAACATATTAGTTTGTATACCATTATAATTAAAACTATATGTTGTACTATTATCTAATGTTGTTGCTTGTATATAAAATTGTGTTGTGTAAGCGTTACCATTAGTTGTAATAATGTTGTAGTTAGTTTGTAGATTAGGCATTAAGGAGGGCATAGGTACTTGTTCTGGTGGTATATTTGTGTTTTCATTATCACCAAAAGTAAAATCTGTAGTACCTGCACTTGTATAACAATCACCTTCTCCTGTACTTGCATTTGTTTGTATAAAAGACCAACTATCGTTTACTTCTTCACAACAAGAGTTTGTTATAGTTGTACTTGCTCCTGTACCTGCGTCTACCCAAGTCATTAGTCCTGTATTTGTAAAAGTAGGTATAGCACCACAATCATTAGTTAATTTTTCTATAACTTTTAGTAATGTTACTTTAGTAGATTTATTACCACCTACTAAATAATTATCTATGCTTATAACCCTCCAAAGTGTATTTTTTATAAAATATACATTTTGAAAGCCTGTACCTGCAAAAGACCTTATATCAACAGCGTCAAGATTAATATAACATTCCATTATTCTAGCTTCATCACTATATATTTCATTTATATATTGTGACCAATAGTCTGTATAAAAACCATGCTCACTATAAGTCATACCAAAATAGTTAAATGTAAAGCCTGTATTAAAGTTAGGACTATACCAAGTCCAATTAAGTAGTTTAGTGTCAGCAGTAACAGAACCTAAAGTATCTAAGTTATATTGTAAACACAAAGGAAATTTATTGTTAGTCGTTGTAGCGTCACCTGTTTGTAAAAATTGGTTAGAGTATATGTTAAAGTCAAAAGCATTACCTGTATTAGGGTTTGTGCCTGTAATATCTATTGGTGTACCACTATAATAAAACAATCTAGGTTTCATAGTTTCTAACGGACTTCTTGTTTCTCCCTGTTCTGCTTTAAATAAATAAGCTAAAGCTACATTAGGATTAGGCAAAGCTCCACTTATTGTATTGCCTGACCATTGACCTATACCCTGTGCTATAAAAGGTGCAAAAACACTAAAGTTATTAAACTCACTATTAGCAAAATCATTTCTATTTTTTTCTACATAAGTACCATAAACTATATTATATATGTCATTATATCTTTTGTTTAAAATATCTTCATCTTCTAAATCACCAAACCTTAATATTTTAGATTGTAATTCGTTTGTAGGTTTTATTACCTGTTCTTTAGATACGTCTAATTTATCTGTCCAATATTGTGTTGTACCTGCATTTATATAATCTTGATAAGGTTCTATAAGTAGTAGTTTTTCATTATCGGGATCAGTCTGTATAATTAAGTTAAATCTATTTACTAAATCTTTTACAAAGTCTGCTTGTGTCATATCAGGCATATTGTGATACATTTGCACCTCACCATTTAAACCACCTGACATTAAACCTACATTGTCTGTTTGTTGTGTTTTTATAGTACAAGCAGATATAGTTACATTTACATCCTGAACACCTGTAAATAATGTACTGTTAAAATTTATAAACGAAATAGTTAAATAGTATATTTCACCTGGTATAGCAGGAATATCAGCAGTAAATTCTACATTTACGTTTAAATTTGTTCCTATTAAAAAACCATTTTGTGCTTCTGTCAATACTACTTCATTTGTAGATTGTTTTATCCACCTAGGATAACAATACAAAGCATTTACAGTTTGACCTCCGTCTGTTGTGTTATCTATATTAACTGTAAAAGTAGTATTAACTGCTATATTACCTGACGGTAACATTGTTGCGTCAGAGTTTGGAAATTTTATTGACGGTGTATTTAAAGAACCAATAGCAGGAACACCCCAATCTTGTATATTATCATTGTATAATTGGTTGGGATCATATACTTCGTTATTAACTAATAAACTATCAAAAGTTGTGCCTACTAAAGGTATTTCACTTAAACTTGTAATACTAATATCACTATTTTGACTACTTGACATGTTAACTTCAAAGCCTATAAAAGGAGCTTCACTACCTGCACTTGTGTTAAATAGTGTTTGTACTCTACTATGCTCTGTAGATAGCGTCATAAATAATCTACTAAAAAACTGTGTATCTGTTATAGGTGTACTAGCGTTTGTATCGTCAATACCTAAAAATGTACTCTTAATTTGATAACCTGTTTTCTGTGCAATTATATGTAATAATCTTTGTATTCTTATTGCAGGTTTTAAATTAGACGCTTGAACCATACCGTAATAATTAAAAGCGTCATTAACATTACCACCTAATTCATTTAAACCCTGTGCATATACATCAGCAGGTGTCCAAAACATAGCACTTGAATAAGGGTTTGTAGTATGTCCGTAATCTATTATAGGGTACATTACATCATTAGTTGTTGTACTTGCAACTGTTGTTAGTCCTGTAGTCCAACTAGCTACAATATTGGATAGCGTTAGTATATGGTCTAATTGATTGTCTTCTATAAATAATTCAGGGTTTGTAGTGTCTTGTGTTCTAAAAGCGTCTTTTAATTTATTGTCTTTTAAATCAGTAAAAAAATCTGCTGTGTCACCAAATAAAGCTACTTCATACAATCTAGCGTTCATATAGATAGATTTAAGCTGTATAAAGCCTTTTAACTGTGGTATGCTGTCTATAAATAAAATAGCACTAAATTTAGTTTTTGCGTTGTATACTAAACTATCTAAATTAACATCAAAATAATTTTCGAAGAAATCATTGTTAGCATTAGAAAAAGGTAATTTAAGTGTTTGGCTAAAACTAGCTTTTCTTTGGTCAGGGTTTTTTAAATCTAACCAATTATAATTAACTACAACATTAGGACTTTCTTGTAAATCTAATTCGTATTGTTGTACGTTAAAAGTATCATCACTTGTTGTTTCTCTACGGTATGCTACTAATCTTACGTCCATTAGCTGTTAGTTCTAACTTTATTAGCGTACTCTAAATTAATAGTGTACTGTATTTTTATTTTATCGTTTACACTTGTTTTTTTAGTGTATGTTTTATTAGTAATTACTACAGGGTATATTATACTATCTTCTATTATTTGCACATCTATAGATGTAAATAACTCCTCTAGCCATTGTGCCTCTTCTTCGTTTAGATAATCAGAATTTATTACTAATTTTCTAGTAGCCTCTGTATATAATGTTTCTTTGCCTCTTTCATAATTACCATAACTAAATGTACCACTATCCCAAGTACCTGGAACACTTTCCATTTCTTCGCTTGTTATATCAACGCTTTCTGTAGATTTACCTCTAAAGTTCATATAATCCCAAGCTCCTAATCTATTTCTCCATGCTAATCTAACATTATCATATCTACTACAACTTTGGTGTCTATCATCTATACCTGTCCTACTTGCTCCGTATCTATAAAATTTATATTCTTTAGTGCAAATATCTGCAACATCAGCAGATGTACAACCAAATATTTTATAATATGCCCAATTAGAAAAATTACTAGGTTTTGCTAAATTCACTAATGTTTGTGTTTGTAAATTTTTAGTACCACAACCAAAGTATAATATTGCTTTATCTACGCTTGTGCTTTGAACAGCAGTAGCTCCACCATTAGTAGTATTATTTGCAAAAAAATGTACTGTAGAACCACCACTTGTACCTGCTATTAAAGTGTCTGAACTATCATAATATTGTATTGCTATTTGTTCTATTTTTTTACCAACAGTTATTATACTACTATTACCTGAATCATCATCACCCTGTTTAAAACAGATTGTCATTAAATCTACATTATCTGCACTTGTGCTTGATCCTCTAACAAATTGTACAGTAGGAGCATTAGTTAAAAACTTATGAAATTGAGGTTGTGTAGTATCATTCTTATATAAGTTTAAAGGAAAGTTTGTACCCTCTACATCTAAGCCACCTACATTATTTGCTGTTTGTGTATATGGTGTTGTTGCAGGTATTCCGACTGCTACGTTACTTGTATAAGCCGTAGCATCAGTTTCTGGTGTTAGGTTTTCTACAGGTGCTGTTGTTTGGTTAGTTGCTGTTTCATAACCACCTAATATTCTAATTGCAACTGCTTGTGAATTATTAGTAGAAAAAGGTTTTGTTGTTACATTTACACCTAAATTATGTATACTGTTTGTAGTAGAATTTTCATCTCTTTGTTGTGTTGCTAAATACGTTCTTACTATTTTACTTACATCTGCTATAGCTACACCTGCTTGATTTTTGTGTAGCTTTAATTTAGCAACTGTTGATAGTGAAGCAGTATTTGACATACTTATTTGTACTTGTACTATATATCTAAACTTTGGCGCTCCTGTAATTGCACCACTATCTTCTTTTACTACATAAACTAACGGACTATTTACTGCTACAAATTTACTTGGTTGTTGTTCTATACTATATGCCATTACTTACTTAAATTTATTTCTAATTTTGGTTGTTCTTTTATTGTTAATGAGTTATCCATATCTTCTGCCATAGCTGTAGTTAAATCTTGTTTTAAATCATCTATCATATCGTCATAGGGTTTACTAATAAATCTTGTTCGTTCTAAACCTTTTTGTTTTATACTTCTTGCTATTAAAAAACCTAAACTTTTGTCTGTTATAAATCTACCTTTTTTATTTCTACCTTTTATACCTTTAATTTTTATCCATGGTATTATGGCACTTAAAGGTGGTTGTTTGTTTGTAAATTTAAACGGACTACCCTGACCTCTTTTTTTACCACTACCTTTAAAACCACCTGCACCCTCTACACCCTCATCTACAAATACCCAATAGTCCTCTGCACTACCAAAATTCATAACAAACTTAACACCTGTGTCAGTTTTTTCTATATCATAACTCATTTGATCAAATAATGTACCCTTTGCTCTTTTATCTTTTTTGTTTAGGTTAGCTCTAGCTTTTTCTATTAGCTTACTACCAAAACTACTTAATACTTCTTCTAATGCTTTTGTTTTAAATTCCATTATGTATTTCTATCTTCGTCACTAGGCTCAATAGGTGCGTCACATAGTGAATTATGGTTATTAACTTGCATTGTAAAACTAGCAGACCAACCTGTAAGCATATTAGCAAACCTTACTGTAAAAGGTTCTGCATTTATAGGTAAGTTTAAAACAACTTCATTAGGTATATAACTAAACTTTTTTCCTGTATCATTAGCAGTTTGTACTGACAGATTTTGTCTAAATTCTGCTATAATATCTTGCATTATTTGTAACATATCAGACCAAACTTGTTCTCTATTAGATTCTCTTGTATATGTATTAATAGGACTTGTGCCTGTACCTACTGCTAAATTATCATTAATTAAGTTCATAACAAACACAGTAAATGTATAAGTTAGTACACCTTTGTCTATGTTAGTGTTACCTGGCTCTACATATAAAATAGGAAAATCTGATTGGTCTAATTTATTTATATCGACTTCATCTAACAAACCACTATGAAAGGAGTTTATTAAAAAATGATTAGTAGCTATAGTCTTAAAGTCTTCTATTATGTTTTTATATGTTATCATTTATATTTGTTATAATTATTTCTTTCTATATTTCCTTTATCTTGTTGGTAGCTTAAATATGTTAAAACTAAAGCAATCTCTGTTTTAGTTACTTTATCTACGTTTAATATATTATCATTAGCTAAACTAAATATTATATTATACCAACCCCATTTACCTGCTAGTGTTTTATTTCCTTCTTCTTCATCACCACCCTCGAATAGTTGTTTAAATCTTCCAATAAGTCTTTCCCTAAACGAAAAAAAAAATCTATCGCAGATAGTGTTGTACTCATTGGTAAGTCCTTAAACTTATCTATTTCAAGCTCATCGGGATCATACGGTTTTACACTATAAAACTTACCTACCTGTCTATCTATTTCTCTATACAATACACTCATTATTCTGTGTAAATTAGCGTTTATATCTTTACCATATTCTTCAATATCTACAAACTCACCTGTAGTTATTTTGCTAAGATTAGGTATAAAGCCATATTGTTTACCTTTAAACTTTATTTTTTTCTCTAACTCTTTTTCATTTTTGCTATTTACAAATTTGTTTATTTTGTCTACTAATACTTTTTTATCTTTTAACTTTACCTTTTTTATAAGCTCTTTATCTACTTTACAAAACATAGCAATAATCTCATCATCTTTTGTTTTTCTTCTTGTCTTTGCTAATTGTAAATATCTTTGATATTCTGCAATAGTAATGTCTTTCCAATCAGTAGGTACTATAACCTGTATTTGTTCTCTAGCCATTTGTTATAAATATAAAATTGTTGTTTTTGTTCATAATATATAATACTTACCACTATAATTAGTAGTTAGCTTATTTAATGCAACATATCTTACAGCGTCTATAAGGTGATCTAATTGATTTGTAGCAGGTTTGTTTATTACTTGACCATTCTTATCTACAAGCCATTTATAATACTTAAATTCATTTATTGCATTTGTACTGTTCTTTGTTATATGTATTTTATATCTTCTTAAAATATCTATACCCATGTTAATACTATCTGCTCCTTTTTTTGCAGGTTTTACATTAAAGCCTAGTCTATGTATTTCTTCTATACTTTTAGGTTCTGCACTATCTGCTATAATTTCTGTTTGTCTTGTAATTCCTAATTCTCTTAATTTGTTTGCTATGTCTTGGTTTGTTAGTCCTTTACTATATAATAATTCATTTATAAATAAATCATCATTTAGCTTATATACCTCTACTATAGCTGTCGGATCGTTAGAATAGCCAAAGTCCATACCTAAAGCTATTAGTGTTGATTCTGTTGGTATATTGTTACATATCTCAAACTGTCTAAATATAGTTTCAGTAGGTTGAGCCATATCACCTAATCCATAAATTGTCCAATAGTTACTATCTAACTTTTTTAATCTTTCTATTTCGTTTATTGTTTCTTCTGGTAAAAAAGGATTGTCTAGGTATGTAGACTTTATAAAAGTACAATCATCTCTTTTAATTACATTGTCATATATCCAGCTGTACGGATCAGATGGGTTAAAGTCTAGGTATATTTTTTCTGTAGTTCTTAGTGTTAGCTGTACCCAATCTTCAAAACTAAACTCATTAGCTTCATTTAACCAAACATAGTTTCTTTTACGACCTCTTACCTTTGCAGGTTGGTCAACACTAATAAATTCTATTGTATTGTTGTTTAGCTTATAAGTTAATTCGCTTTTATTGTGGTTATCTGGATTGTATAAATTGTGTGATTCTAATATATTAAAGAAATCTCTATAAGCACTAGATTTAAGAGCAGGTAATGTTTTTCTACAAATAGTATATACCTTTCCCTTTGATTGTAATGCTTTCAGTATTATTAATTGTGCTAAACTATATGTCTTACTACTTCTTGTTCCACCCTGATTAACTACAATTCTTGTACTAGCATTAAGATTTTTTTGTAGGACTACTGTTCCCTTTAGATTCAATGATTTCAATTTCAATCTTTTTTATATCTTCTTGGTTAGATGTTAGATTAATATTCTGTCTTTGTATATATCCTCTCTTATGTCCTTTGTGTTGTAAATAGAATATTATACTTTTCTCTTTTTCGTTTTCTATATTCTTAAATAGTTTGCTTTCAACAAAATCTAATTTAAGGTTATCTATCTCATCTACCTTTTTTCTAAATTCTTCATCTTCTTTATACCATTTATAAAAACTACTTCTACTTATACCTGTTCTATTACAAGCTGTACTAACTATTCCTAAACTACTCTCTAATGCTTGTAGTAATGTTTCTTTCTTTAAGTTGTGTTCTTTTTTGCCCATTTTATTAAATTTAATTTATATTTTTTTTGCTTTTTGTCCTGTAAATTGTTCCAATCTTTCTAATGTTTTGTCGC